TGATGCTTCTTCTAATAAATTTGCCATATTATTCAATAATTTCTAAAGCGGTTAGTGTTGCAGTTGTACAAGTTGTGTTTTCAAAGTATGTTGCCCTTGCTTGTAATGTAGTTAATAAGCTAGGTACTGCACTTGTAATTGCATAATCATAATAAATACCACCCCATCCGTACTGAATAGGTAAGCCCCACCAAGAACTTTTATATATTTCGTTTGCCATCTTTTTCTTTTTTAGTTAAATACTTTTCTAATTTAACAACGTTTACCGCTTTTGGTTTATATCCTTTCATTATAGTACCCAATTTGAACCGCTTACATTTTTATCTGGATATACATCAGAATCTTGATTATCTAAATACTCTGGAAACCTTGAACTATCAAAGCAAATAAAATCTACAAATCGCCTTGTGTAGTATTCTGCAAAATCCCTTTCTTTTTGTACTAAATAATCAACCTCATCTTTTGAAACTGTTTCAGCATTTTCAGAACGATGTTTAAATATACCACCACTTTTAACTTGGTAAGCTGCAAATGGTAAAAAATCAACCATAGCGTAGTGAATTAACATCGGTTGAATATAATCATTAACCAAAGTCAAATAATCGCCAGTCAAAGTATCTGCTATAATATCAGATGCAATTCTGTTGTATAGTTTAGTACCTAAATAGTTTTGTATGTGTATTTCTTGTGCAATCTTAATAAACTGAATAAATGAATCCGTATCGGTGTTTCCATCAATAACAGAATTTTTTACTAAATCAGTTCTACTTATAAATAATGCTGTTGCCATATATCTTATTTGTTTACGAATCCGTTGTTTGGCATATCTGTTGGTCGCATTGCAACCTCTTTTGCGTTTACCTCTGGTTTAAAACCCTCTTTTTTTGCCTTGTTTACGCTTACCTCTGCATTTGGATTACCTACATCTGGCTTTAGTTTTGAACCTTTTGCCATATATGTTTTTCTCATCCAAAAATGATGACAATCGCCACCGCCTTTATATAGCCAAATATCATAAGTATCAGCACCATTTAAACCCCAACCAGCATTTACTGCTCTTTGGCTCATTTGTTGTATATCTTCTTTGCGATATATCTTCTTTGCCGATACCATTTTCTTACAAAATTCTCTACTATTGTCAGATGCTCTTAAAGGTGCGTATTGATAACGTACTTTAAACTGTACACCCTCTTCGTTTTTACCATCTTGGTCGCTTTTTGAGTTTGGTCTTGCAGTTCCAGTTGTTGCAAAGTTCCATATCTTGGATAAAAGACTTGGATTCTTTTCGTTTAATTTTTTTATTTGTTCGTCCAACTCATCTTCCGAATCGTAATCGACCTTTCTCTCGTCAATTAATTCCCATTCGTCCAAGTCCTCATCTTCCCCAAAGTCCTCTAATGCGTTAAAAACCTTACTCATTTTAACACCAGTTTCTTCTTCCCTTGTTTCAGCATCTTTTACGTTCTCTAAATCCATAAACTGTAAAGGTTGTAAGGTCTTAAAGTATAGGTTTAAAGCAATACCATTAAAAGCAAGTATCTTATCAAGGGCATCGATTAAAAGTTCTTGAAAAGGGTTTATAACGATGTTTTGCATTAATATAGAAGCGTTCTTTAACTCCTCTGCATTATTACCAAATCCGCTATTGTCTTTAATACCTAAAAGCATTGGAGAAACAATCCTATGCGACATCATTATCTTGCTCTGTGCTTCACTTGAAATAAATTCGTATTGATTGTGTGCATCAGAAATTTGAACTGGTGTAATGTCCGCTTGTGATTCTTTTGAATCGTTAAAAGCAATTATTAGTTTTCCAGCAGAATTTGTTCCTTGAAATTTAGAAACAATTTTGTTCTCAATTAATGTTTGCGCTTCTTCGTCTGGTACTCCATTATTGAAATTAATTAATGATGCTGGTGCGAAACTATTTTTAATATTATTAACGTGAAAGTTTGCAATTTCTTCTTCAATCTCACTAAAACTAATTCCAGATACATAATCTGGTGTACTATAATAATACATTCCAGCTTCATAAGGTTTTACATATAATATCTCAATTGGTTGTACATTTTTTGAAACACCAAATGATGGTATTCTCAAAGGCTCATCACTTGGTTTTGCGTTTGCCCAATCTGAATGATAATAATACGCTTGTACTTGCTTATCGCCCTCTGAACACTTTTCAGCCCTTAACGTTTCAATTGGTAAATGCTCAACCTTTTGAATTGTTTTTTTATCTTTTGAGTAAATGACTTGGATAGCACATTGACCAGTTAATTTTAAATCATATGCCAATTGTCTTAAATCATCTTTTTTAAACAAAGATATCATTCTCGCATACGCTTCTGGCTTTCTTGCACTATCTGTTGCATCTAAACCTTTTCCGTATATCATTTGAGATATTCCAGTAATACAAGCCCCAGATGTAGCACTTCCGTTTGCCCTATCTATAAGGAATTTAAAATAATTGTTATCCGCACCAAATTCAACCCATTCTTTGTTCTTTGATTCAACAATTTCTGGTGTTGAGTAGCTTGACAAATTAACAAAACTCACTTTAGAATTGTTTTTTTTGACAACTGTTGGTTTTCTGTACTTATTTATTTGTTTACTCATAGTATTATAAAATCGTTATTACCGCTCTTTGACTTATATTCGTCCTTATTGACTGAATAGTATTCGTTGTTTGATTGGTCTGTTGATTGTGATGTACAAAATATTTTATCCTTATAGATTATATTCTGTGTATTTGTGTCAATAACTTTTAAATCGTAAAATCTACCTTCTTTTAAATCAAATACATTTGATAGTTCTATGTAATTACCAACTTTTTGTGCCGTTGGTGTTATTGAAACAGTTGTATTTGTACTGTCATCTCTTAAATCCATTGAAACAGATGTCGAATATACTCTTGGTATAATCTTTATTGATTGTATATCTGTCGTTGGCAATAAATGTTTCATATATATATAATACTAAATAATAGTATTTTTATTTATTTAAGCCAAAAAAAGGCAACCGATTAAGATTGCCTAATTTTTAATAAAAACCAAAGTAATTAATTACGCATTTGGGTCTATTTGTGTAACACTTTCATTTGCTGTAACAACAGTTGAAACTGTAAAATTCGCTGGAGATGTTTCCATTGCTTCCAATGTTAAAGTGAAACCAGATAAATCCCCCATTGCAGCACCAGATACGATTGTACCACCAGTAACTTCTGCTCCGTGTTCTAATCCAACTAAAAAGAAGTTTCCGTTATAGTCCTCAATTGCAACGTGTGGACGTGCAGCAGCCAATAATTTAATTTCTTCTTGTGTCGCTTTGTCCAATGTGGTCAAAGTTAAGTTTAATGTTTGTGTATAAAAAGTTGTTCCATTTTCTCTTGAACTGGTTATTGCAGTTTCTAAAGATGAAGAACCTTTGATATCGTATTTGAAAAAGTCTGGAGTTCCAGCAACTGCTGTAATCTCTCCCGCTACAATTGTAGCATCTCCTAATGTACCGTAATCAGCGAAATAAACCGCTTTTAAGCCACCAACAGAACTTTTACAAGGTAACGCTCTACCAGATGTAAGTAAACAAGCCATAGTGTATATATTTTTTTAAGGTTATAAAAAAAGGGGTGAGTAGATTAACCACCACCCCTTTTTATTTATTAATTATTTGATATTAAGAGTAGAAAACTACATCTTCCAATATTGCAATTTGAACTGCTGCCGTATAACGTGCGATAAATCTCACATTTTTAGAACCGTCTAAATCAGCCATATCCAATACTTTGATTTCGTTTTGGTCGTTTAATAAACCAGTTCCGAAATATAAGTTAGATTTCAAAGTTGATACCATTGTATCATCAGCTAATCCGTTTGCACATACAACCTTGATTCCATCGAAGTACTGAATATCGATATCTTGGTTTGTTCCTAATGCCATTGACCCGTTTCCACCTTTTCCATCTGCTTGGAATCCGCCTAATGCTCTCTTGTATGCTCTCCATACGTTTTGAGATACATAAATATATAAATCTTCGTTTCCGTATAAAGAAGATGGTACTGCATCAGCAACCTTTCCTAATTCTTCAATAACGTTTGCAGCAGTAACAGCAACTCCAGTAATGTCTTGTCCAACTGGTAAAGTAGCAGCAGTTAATAATGTAGCAAAACCATCAAATGTTCCAGCACCAGCAGTTCCACTCCAGATATCTTGTTCTGTTTGTTGAGCAATCTCTCCAGCCATTAATCCGATAAAGTAATCAGAAAAAGTTGATGGTAAATTATCGTGTGCAGAATATCCCATTGAGATAGCTTCCCAATCTGATTGGAATGGAGTTTTACATAACTCTAAATTTACTTGTAATTCTTTTGGCTCGATAATTCTTTCAGTTAAAACAACTGCTCCAGCATCATTAAAATCGCAAGTTGCGTTTGCGATAGCACCAGATAAGCTAACTCTTTTTAAAACTTCTTTGAATTTTACATTTGGCTTAACCTCGATTAATCCGTTTGCAATTGTGTTACCAGATAAAAGTGCACTAGAAACATATTTCCCAGCAAATTCCCCAGCGTAAGTACGTGTGATTGATAAACTCATTTTTTTTATTTGTTTAGTTTGTTAAAAATTCTATTCATTGTTGTATTCTTACCTTTTTGCGAGTAAAGGTTTAACTCTTTTTTTGCAGTTCCGTTTTCTGGATTGTGAGAAATCCCCTCAACCTCATCAGAAGATAATTCAACAGATACTTCTTCAACTTCAACCTCAACCTTTGCAAGTTTCAATTCAGCGATTTCAGTTCTTAATTTTTCGATTTCAGAAAAGAAAGTTTCTTTACTTACTGATTCGATTACCTTTTTTGGTGTAGCTGTTTCCGTTGATAAATCTTCTTCAACAACTTCTTCCTCAACTGGTGCTTCTTCTTCTGCTGGTGCTTCTTCTTCTGCTCCAGCTTCTTTAATTTCAGCAATGATACCTTCTTCTGCAACAACGATTGTGATTCCATCAGCAGTAACATATTCCCCAATTGGTACTGCAACTCTTTCTTCGTCTGCAACGACAAAGATTTCTGCACCAACCTCAAATGCTTCGGCTTCTAAAACCGCACCATTATCAAGTTTCATTTGTTCTAACTTCACTTCGATACCGAGCAAAGTTCTAACTTTGTTTAATGTTTGATTTGTGTTCATAGTTATATAATAAAATTTAGTTATTATTTTGTATTTTGGTTTTTATAATTCTTTTGCTATTCTTTCATATTTTTTAGATAAATCATCATATTTATCATAAACATCTCTTGCATTTGAATAGTCTATTTGAATTTCTGCATTAAAACCTAATTCCTTTGCTTTTGCATCAAACTTTTTTAAATCATTCAAAATATCGTTTGTTATACTGTCTCCAACTTCACTCCATTTTAAAATAGCTTTTTTAACGTCAGATAATTCATTTTTAAGTCTTTCAGATAATTTAATTAATCCTTTTCCCTCTGATTCATATTTTGAAAACCCTTTTGGATATTTTCTTAAATTACCAACCAAATCAAGTTCAATCTTTTGCGTTGCTAATTCTGTCTTGTCCTCTTTAAACAGTTTATTAAATACTTCTTTTTGTGTGTTCATTATATATATATTAATTTTAGTTTTCTTCTTCTATGGCATTTATTCTACCTATCCCTTGCTTCCAATATTCTGGTGCATTACATTTTTTACCTTGATTGGTTTTGCACTCAATTGAATATGTGTTCTTGCACTTACAATAAACCGCTCTGCTCATTATGATAATAGTTTTTTAAGTTCTTCAATTACCTTTTCTTCAGCAGATAAATCTTCTTTTAGTTCTTCGTTTGGTCTTTCTAATTTGTCAGCAAAATAACCCTCAATTGAAAAACCTTTTACTTTACCAGTCTTTACATAGTCATTCCAAATATCATCATTATCAACCTTAACCGAACCCATCCAAGTTCCAACTGGTACATCTAAACCATACAAAGCAGTTTTATCTTTTGCCTTGTCCTCAACAATCCAGCTTTCAACTAATGTTAAACCCTTTAATTCAGATTCGTGTTCTAATGTTGAATTTGATTGGTTGCCATTCTGCAAATACATTTGTGATGCCCTTGCAACAGTTTTCTTTGAAAAGAATATATAGTACTCATCTTTTCCGTTTCGTCTATATATCGGCTTCTGTGGGATTAACAAAGCACCCATCAATAAACGTTTCTCTTTGTCTATTTCCGCAAGTTTAATTTCTTGCTTATTAAGTGCTATGAAATCAGATTCAATTGCTGGATTTTCAACAACGCTAATTGCTTCAACTCCAATCGCTTCATCTTCATCTAAAATTAGTTCAATCATTTTCATATTTATATAATAGTTTTTAGTTAGTATTTTGTTTTTTTAATTAAATTATATTGATGCACCCTCAATTGTATTTCTGTCCATTTCTTGAGATGTTGTAACATCAGCAGAAACTACATAAGCCCTTGTTGGCTCTTGTGATTGTGAACCGATAGAATCAGCTAACTGACTTGTTTCACTTGCTCCAACAACGTTAAAAGATGGGGGTGCAGATGGAATACTAACACCACCGCCACCAGATGGAGCAGAACCGCCACCGCCAGAGTTTGGTATTTTAACCGATGTTATTTTCTTAACAGTTTTTAAACCAGTTGACAATATACCAGCGGCATTCACAAACTTTAAAGCAGTATCAAAAGGAGTAAAGGTTTTTGCTGCCAAC